CTCTGTCAGCGTCAAGATAATTGCAACGGCCGTATCATTCTGCTTGAATTGCAGCATATAGGCTTATATATATAAATCCGATTTTTGTTTCAAAAAGAAACCCGGCCAGTAGACCGGGTTATTCAGTTTTATTATGAGCGGGGTATTACCCGGGCGTCTGTAGGGTTGCGATCACAGCGGCATCAACGAAGGGGGCCAACTGCAGCTCATTCCCGGTAAAGTCCAGGGTATAACCATTGCGATCCCCCCAGGCCGTGCCGGTTGATGCGGTACCGTTCAAAAGGCGTAGACCGTACTCCCGGCCGAACAGTCGGTAAGTTTTATTATTGTCCATGGCTATTGCTGCCAGTCTGTTGACGGCCAGCAAAAGGATCTCATTGCGGACGGCTACCTGCTGCTTATTGAGAACGATGTTCCCTTTCTGCGGATAAAAGGTCGTGCCGTTTTGAATGCTGCCGGTGATCGTTTCTTCGAAGAGGGCCGTTTCCTGGACCAGCTGGTACTTGCGGAATACCTTCCCCGTCAGCTTGGTTATGGCCGTAATCGTACCGCTGCTTTCCGTCAACGAAGCGATATTGTCCAACTCGATAAAATAACACTCCTTCACACCGCCGACGCCTACGTCGCAGCCTATGTTGTAATCCTGGGTAAGTGCGCAATTCGCCATAAAGTATATAATGAAGGGCGGTTTTGAGCCGCCCTATGGTGATAAGATATTACGGTACGAGCTTGAAGGTGCTGATCTCATCGGGGTAGGCTACGTTTACCCCGTATTTGAAACGAGCCTTGAAGCGCAGGTAATCCTTGAACTGATCCGGCATAATGGTCCATTTTTCCCACTCGTCTTCCAGGTCGGTGCCCGCCCACATGTTGGACGTGCGCAGCGCGTAGACCCGGTTGGTGCCGTCCAGGCCATGTACAGCAGTGAGCTTGTATACGGTGCCGGGGATGACCACCTCGCCGTTCTCTGCCTTCACTTCGCTGCCAGAAGGGGCGAAATTGAACAGATTCTTTTCCGTATAAGAATCCATGAACAGGTTGAAGAAGTCCCAGCCGCAGAAAATGCGGATATCACTCTTGCCAGTTACGCGGGCAGGAAGGCTTTTCCACATGGCCGATACGATAGCCCGGATATTGGTGCTGGTGATGCCGCCGCCGGCTACGGTCACCTGGCCGCCGGTCACATAAGTTGACGTGTTGGCGAGAATCGCCGTTCCGGCAGCATCGATCAATTTGATGAACCCGTCGAAGCGTTTCAGGTTGGCGTTTCCGCTGGCGGTATCGCCTTGCCAGATAGCCGTCTCCAGCTCCTCGGAAATGATGCCAGATTTAAGGTCGGTGTATTCCTTTTCGAAGGGTATCTGCTGCAAGCCGCTACCTATAGCCAGCTTCTTACTCAGGTACTTCTTTTCCAGGTCATCGACGCAAATGTCCTCAACAACGGCAATTTTGCCTACCGTTACCGTCCGTTGGGTCAGCGAAGTTGTACCGCTGGAAACCCGCGTACAGCCGGCGCCATCCTGGAAGATTGCATCGGTAGACAGTTCGTTGATGGTTTCAGCGTTCTTTACGCCGGTCATGACGTTACCCTGGGCGCGGATAAGGTCCGACGTTTTACTTAGGAATAGAGAGCGGGTAATGAGCTCGGTCTCATTTTGCTCTGTATAATCGGTGAGTGCGCTAACGTCAAAAGCCATTGGTATAAAAATTTAATGTGGTTTCAGAAATTATTTCAGCGGTAATTATTTAGCCTTCAGTTCTTTAATAGAATCCGCGATCTTAGAAAAACGATCCTCTGTCTTTTGCTTTTTCTCGAACTTTTCTTTTTTCGGTCCGGTAAGCGTTTTGGGATCGGTAACAGGAACGGCGGCCAGTTCTTCGGTCAGTGAGAAAAGAGCTTTCAGCTTTTCTTCCTGCTTTTTGATCGTTACGTCTTGCGCTGTAAGTGCAGCCTGGGCGGTTATCAAATCCTGCTTATAGACTTGCAAAGCAGCATCGGCCGTAGCCTTCTGTTGAGATTCGCGTATCTGCCATCCGAAGTTGTATTCCATGAGCGCCTTGCACACTATTTCCAAATTGGCGATCCTATCTTCAGGAGTGCCGTCAGCGAATTTGTCCAGGAAGGCTTTTGCGCCTTCAGGCGTCATTTCAAACTTTGCGGGTGGTGTAATGGGTGCAGGTGCGGGCGGTGCCGGAGGAGGCGGGGGTGGAGTTGGCTTTTTAGCTGCGTCCATCGGATCGGGTGCCGCTTGTTCGAGGGGTAAACCGGGGCCGGTGCCATCCGCATCAGTAACGGCCGTTACCATTCCGCCGGCGACAGTAAAGCTGAAGTCCTTCCCTGTCACCTTGTATGTGCCGTCGGGATAGGGTGTTGTGCCGGCTGCGTCCGTGTACACCTTGTCGTTGGCGTCGATATCGGCCATGCCGTCATCGGAACAATCCACGAAAACCGTAGATCCTCCATCGACGGGATAGCTGAACATAACGGGCGTAGCAGGAGGGGCAGGCGGAACATCCGCAAACAGCGCCCTTATCTTGTCAATGATTTCTTTAGCTTTGCTCATAACCGTATATATTAATCTTCAATGCTTGTTTCACTTAGGAGGTACATGATCTTGTTAAGCACCTCTTCCGCTGACATTTTCACCTTGCTGACCGGCAAGTAGGCAAACAGCCCTTCCACGCTGAAACCCTTTATGTCACCGGATTTCACCTTTTGCCATACGGCATCATTGTTTACTTTTGCGGAAATGAACCATGAACCTTCAGCCGTGTCTTCGAAGCCAGCGGGCGCGTTGATACCAAGGGTGGAATCCGTCACGAAAGAATTGAAGATGGTCACATCGGATACCTGCTGCTGGTCATCGTGGAACATATTGAACTTCTGCATGAAGCCTTTAGCGCTGAACTTTTCCACAATGGATTGAATACCATATTTATCGAAGACGACGTAATACTCGCCGAGTTTGTCATCCTTACGGTAAATGGGCATGTCCGCGATCATAGCAGGCCCGGAGATGATACGGCGTTCCTCATTGAGGGCAAATTTGGCCTTGCTTTCGTGGGCCTTAAAAGTTTGGAAGTTCTTTTCGATGGCCGGGCGATCTACCAGGCCAATAAAATTGACCTCCAGATCAGAGGTCATGGCGGGATCAATCTCAGCCTTGTATACCTGCAACTCCATGGCCATAAATAGCCGAATGAAGTATTTGTTTCACTTAACCACCCCCCAGCCTGGCGGCCCGGTTCAAACGTTCGTTGCGTTCATTGGCATCCCGTACGTCCGCATCAAGGACATAAACCCGGTTGCTGCTGGCGGTTGCGGTGGTTGCGTTCTGTGTTCCCGTAAAGGTAGTGCTGATCTGAGCGGGCGTTGCCGGTGCAGATGTGGCGGCCCCGGAAATGGAAGGCGCCGACCCTGCGCTGGCCTGCCCAGGAACTTTCACCGCGATGATCGATTTGACGTTCTGTATACCGGCGGCGACGGCAGCAGCAGCGGCAATACCGCCTAATACTGGTCCGACCACGGGGATATCCGCCATGGCATTGTATGCCTTAACAGCGGAGGAGTAGGTATCTATTGTAGCCTGGGCAATAGCAAATGCTTTCCCGATGGCCGTCTGCTTTCCTGCTATTGCGGCCAGGTTGCCAAAGCCCTGCCCTACGGAATCGACTAATCTTTCATTTGCCTTTTTCTCCTCTTCATGGATCTTTATGCGGGCGTCAGCCAGCTCAGCTACCTTGTTGTTATACTCACTCTCGCTGATGATCTTATCGGAAAGTTGCTGCTGAAACAGTAGCTTCTCCTGATCCAATGCCTCATATCTTATGAGGAAGGACATTTTTTGATTATCGGCAATGCGCTTTTGAATAGCGATCTCACTATCGGTCCTTGCCTTTTCATCCTCCTTCCGGAACTTCTCTTCCAACTTTTGATTCTCCGCATGGAACTGCTCTTCTAAGGCTGTCCTGATCTGCTGGAGATGATCCGCGTTGTCCTTGTAGTTTTTAGCGGCATCGGCCAACTGCTGCGCATAGGTGATCTTTAATTGGGCGCGTTCGGCTTCCCGCTGGTCGGTCAATGCATCGGCCGCCGCCTTCCCTTTAATGGTGTTCAGTTCCTTTTGAAAAGCGGCCTCTTTATCAGCGACCTCCTTGTTATGCTTGTCGCGCAGATTGTCCAATTGCAGATTCTGAGACTTGTCGAGCTCTGCATTCAGCTCCGCCAGTTGAGCGGCATTGATCTTCTTATCCCGAAAGGAGACATCATTGGCCCGTTTTTCCTCGGCAATCCGGTTTTCGATCTGCTTTTGTTCCTTCTCATAGGTATCCTTGATCAATGCGAGATCATTCTCCTCCTGTAGCTTCCGGAGCTTGTTGGTAAACTCCAACAACTCCTCCCTGCGCTTTTTGGCCTCTTCCTGTGCTTTGCGCTCTGCCTCTTTACGTTCTGCAATCTCCTGCTTATTCGCCGCAGTGATTTGTTTTCCAATACGTCGGAGCTCATTCGCGTTGTCAGTTTCAACCTGTATTTGCTTTATCTTCAGCTGATTGATCTCGTCCTGATTTTTGTCGGCTCCATCTTTCTGAAGAGTAAGCTGTGCAATCCGATTTGCGGTTTCGTCTTTTGCAAGCTGTATATCCTGCACTGCGTTTTCCTTTGCTAATTTCTGCAGTTCCAGAAGAGCGGCTTTCCGTTTTGCTACGGGGACATCTTCATCAGTGGACTGCTCTCGCAGTATTGCTAACTGTTTTGCCCGCTGAGCTTGCTCAAGATCATTTTTAAGCTGCTCCCTATGAAGTTCCTGGGCCTTCTTTGTTAATTCAGACATCTTGCTGTATGCCTCCGTAGCCGCGCCGACAACCTGTTTTATTTCATCTACTGCTCCCGAGAAGTCAAAGGAAAAGAATTTAACAAGGGCGCTGGCAAGGTGTCCAATGTTGTCGAACAGCGCTTGCGCCGCCGCCTTGATCCCGCTGAATATTTGTTCAACCTTTTCCGCTCCTTCGAAAGTGTTAGTGAATGCTTTATATAACAACGTCAATACGGCGACAATGGCCGTCAGGATCA